GCGTAAGCAATACCACCGCGAGACATCATGGCGCCAATCTTATCGCCACCTGATTCCGTTACATAACTAGATTTGAAAATGTCAACACCACCAAAGCGACCCGCGAATCCTTGACCTTTTATAGCCAACATATCCTCGGTAGCTGGTGAAAATGCCAAAGCGTTATTGGATTCTGATCTCAATGAATCACGTAAATCACTCAACTGTTGTGGGTGTAAAATACAATAGAATTCACCATTGTTGGACTCGCTCTCAAGTTGGAACATCGCGTCATAGAAATCATCAACAGACATGTCCACACCACTTGTCCCAACTGAGTTGGAAGCACTTGCAAACGTTGCGGTAATGATTGCGTTGATTCGTGCCTCTGCACTCATTGCCATTTTGTTGGCGAGTGAAAATGGATCAACGTCCATTCCCAAACCCGTCATCGAGGCGAGATCTGAAATGTCATAACGCAAAGCCGAGCGCCCCACGGTGATGTCTACGGTTGAAGGTGTTAACGCGCTCGCCGTTACACTTGCTCCATCTGAAGCACTTGCAAATGGTGTTGAGGCTCCCCAATCCGCGTATCTCATGCGCATCACTTTGGATCCGATTCCGGCAACATCTCCAGCGAATAAAAGCGCTCCAGAATTTCGGATTGAAGCCTGGTCCGCCAATATGGCGCGGACTTCATTCTCAATCATTGCGGCAAGGCGTAAATTGCCGAGCGTTGAATAGTCAATTGTACTCATAATATTCTCACAAAATTTGGTTTTTGGTTTTGTTTGGATGGGTCAGATTTTACGCTGTTGACGGTTGCGAACCTATCCGACAATAACCAACTCCCATCATCCATCAAAATGGTGATATGTGGTTGGGTGTAGTATACCCATTTTTGTGATATGGTGTTATCACAATGACACCACATGTCATTTTTACATCAAAGGGAGTACACCATGGCGACACATGACCTTTCAAATGTCAACACATATCCAAAATTTAAAACCCTGGATGTCTCAAATACGGCGTCCAAAATCATTCTCCCAAATGGAGCCACCGCGGTCTCCATTGGGTCTCCAGCCGCTTTATATTGTGGGAATGATGGAAGCGATGGAGATTCTTTTGGTGATGGTGGTGTGATTGATTATGTCTTTATACCAGCCAATAACCTTTTGGAGATACCCATGGAGATTGGACGTCAATCCAATCGAGTCCTTTTGGTGGCTACCCAATCAGGATCATCCACCCTCCACATCGTCATCAATAGATCGAAGTAAAAAAACAAAAGGAGCCACCCAAATGAGTGACTCCAAATGTATGGGGTTGAGGGGTATCAGTTAGATTGATACGGCGATGTCAATACCAGTCAAGCCAACAGTTGATTTGACTGAGACTGAGTTTGCGTTGGTGTATGTAATTTCCAACTCCACTTTGTTACCATCTCCATCCATAGCGCTCACGTGGACCAATTGTTTTCCAAGGTTGTGAGTCAATGCCAAAGCCGTGTTGGCTGTCAATGATTGATTGGCGAATTCTTGACGAAGGTCACCAACAGCCAAAAGGATCTCACCATTGGTAACGCTTACAAGGTTTCCAGCCGCTGGATCCGCACTGATAGCGGCTTGGGCTCTGGCATTCGTGAAATAGAGGTTAGAACCTTCTACGATGTCGTCAGTATCGGCATCTAAGGCGATTACACCAGTTGATGAGTTATAAGACAATCCATCAGCGTCAACCGAGATGGCCGCACGACTGCGAGCGTCAGTGTAATAGAGGTTTGTTCCCTCGCTCACGTCGCTCGTCGAGCCCGTGAATGAGTATTCACCACCATCAAAAGTGAGACCGGTACCGGCTGAAAACTCATTGAATACATCCGACAACAAAACACTCATCGCACCAGTTGCGGAGTTGTAGGTCATGAGTTGGACATCTTCACCAGCGGCGGCGGTTACAGACAAAGAGGATCTCGAGCGAGCGGCGGTGTGGTAGAGATTACCAGATCCCTCGCTCACGTCGTCCGTATCGCCATCGAATGAGATTACACCAGCATTGTAATTAATGCCTTGACCACCTGAAAGATGTGCGTCAACCAATGAATCCGCATAGAATAAATTGTTGGATCCTTCGGTGATTTGATCCGAAGTAGCCGACAAAGAAAATTGTCCATCCGAGTAAGCCAATCCAGTACCAGCGGAGAAAAATCCTTTGATCTCGGTTTGGTCTGCTGTAAACTCACCAGTTGATGAGTTGTAATCAATACCACTGGAGGCGCTAAACTTTGCACGGATTTGTGCGTCACTCAAACCACTGTTGATGAGTTCCCAATCGTCAGCGGTTCCAGCGGTTCCACCATTATGGATATATGACTCAATTGGAGACGTAGCCGCCAAAAATACAATGTCACCCTCTTGGAAGTTTGATCCAGTATAGACATTGGTGATGAAGTTGGCGAGAGATGTTTGAGTTGAGTCAACAGTCACATCCGTCACGGTCAACGGCTTGACCTTCAGTTTGTTGACACCACCATCCGACACAACTTCCAAATAATTGGCACTGTCCGAATGGATTCCATTGAGTACGTTTGAGTGTAAATAACCACGAGTGATCAAATGTTCGTCATGTGATACCGTGCCTTTTTGTTTGATAACGCCTTCGGCGATAAGTTCAGGAGCCAAAAATCTTTGAGCCATGTTCTACCTCTTGGGGAATATTGTTAACTAGGATCCACCATGGATGTGGATCATCTGTAATATATCACCCCAGTCTCCACCGTCTGAAAAATGACGGTAAATGTCAAAAGATTATTGTATGTGATTTCGCCATACACCTCCACACCATCAATGACGATCCACACGTTTGGTGTGTAGCCCAATCCATGAGTCACGGAGATGGTGGAGAGGTTGGTAAAATCATGGCGGTTGGGTACTCCAGCGCCGTCCGAGTATTTAAATGTCGCCATCCATCACCTCTCAAAATTTGTGTGGAGTTTGTCCCAGTCTGGAATAATATGCCTCACGTATTGCGTCACGGTTCTGAGCGTAAAAGGTTGGATCTGTGGCACGACTCAAAAGGTCATTGGGAGCGGCTGTGGCTTGACTTTGGACACCTCTATTGGAGGATGGTGGCGGTGTTGTATGTTGGAGGCTTTGTGATAGCTGTGGAGGCTCGTTTGATGGCGTTGGTGGTTGTGTATCCACTTGAGTCTCAAAGAATGGTCTCAATGTGCTTGGAGCGGTTGTGGGATCACTTTTGATGGTCTGTAACCACTCGCCCAAATCCACTCGATCCTTTTTGGAACGGTTGGACATGGCGCGGTCATATTGCCACTCCACCATATCTCTCACATCACCGTCATTGATTCCAAATTGTGATATCGTGGTGTGGCGGTCATACCTGGATTGAGCTGTTTGGAGTTCACCTTGAAGGGATTCCACTTGATTGGTGAGGTTGTCCACCAATCCCATTTTGGCTCGTGCGGCGTCCAACTCACTCTCATACTCTCCCAACTTGGATTCCGTTTGGGCTATCCTTTCGGAATATTTGGCGATACGTTGACGGACTATTTCGTCCACATGTTCTTTTTGGATGTACTCCACACCCTCAATGATTTTGGTTTTACTCATGGTTTTTCCCTTTGTCGAGTTGTTAGAAAGTAAGATTTTCTTGTTGGATTTTCAATAACATTTTACGGGCGTCAATGTCATCGAGATCCGGATGGAGGATTTTGATGGCGTCCACTTTTGAAATGAGACCCGCCGCCAATAGTGCCAACATGTTTTCTCTTTGTTCTTTGGACTCGGTTGGTGAGAGTGGGATGGCGTGATATTCGATTCTATACCCATCCTCTGGATAGGATGTACCCAAATAACGATTGGCAATTTTGGCGCTGATCTCCAATGTGTGAATATCTGCAATACGGAAGGACGGGGCAAATTTTCTTTGTGCTTCTCTCAATGATGATCGTGAGATGGCGATGGCGTACCCACTTCGAGGATCACCGCTCATCTTTTGGACATCGGCTGGATTGATACCCGCATAGGTTGCCAATCGTCTCTCATACACGGTGATAGCCTCCAACATTTGTGAGACATCTCCACCGGCTTGGAATTGTCCAATCTGTGGATTTTGTCCCGCCAATAAATCGGGATCGGGTGAAAATACAAGGATAGACGCTGGATCCGTTGCAATAGCTGACCGCCTGGAATCTATGTTATTATTTAAGACATCGAGACCCGCCGGCATGCATCCAAGAATATACCGTTGAGGATGTGAACAATCACGGGATAGGTGGAGAAAATAAGTATACAAAACACTAGCATTGAGAGCACCCTCAACCACTTCTCTCCCATTGTATGGATCAAAAAGTCCACCATGGATCTCAGCATGATACAAAGAATATGGAAGGAAGGGACCGCCGTTGGAGTCTCTATATGGATATGACTCTCCACTCATGTTGGATGTCAAATACTTTTCGGTCACATCCTCATCCTTTTCACCATTCGAGTTGATGGTGTAAATCTCATAGATTGGATTGGATGGATCCTCAACACTGAGATGGTCCACTGTCCACTCATATTTTTGGCATATCTCACAATATCTCAATCGTGTCTCTTTGATGGTGTGAGGTCTGGAAGGATCTCCAGCACTCGCCACCGCCTCCACCATCTCAGGAGTGACAATCCGATACAATAAACCATTTCCATCATCCGTGATGTCTACCCTCAAAAATGTCTCTCTCAATCCCAGTGTGTAAAATTGGACCCTTTGCATCAGCGGCCACAATCCGGCTTTGTTTATCAATCCATTACGTCCAACCAAACCATCCGTCTCTCCTTCGGTGGTCTCATTGACTCCAATGGATGGCGGTTCCATGTATAATCCACACAAAGCACTCGTGGACGCTTTGAAGATATTCGAGGACATATCTGGAACACCCCAAGCGGCTTGACGTGATTGGGGTATGTGATCACCAATGGCGTCGATCAAATCTTGGAGCCACATCCCTGTCAACATCCTTTTTCTCAATGCTGTGTGTTCAACTCTTCTTTGAGTTGCTGGATCTTTCTGGACTGGGAGTGGAGGGATATTTGATTGTGTGATCATCGGAATCTCAGTTTGGAAGTTTTTGGCGAGCGATATTGGACATCAATGATGGGCATGACAGCATAACGCAACGCGTCAATAGTATGCTTCCACTCACTCATTGTATCCATGCCACCCGATTTTTTCAACGCCCAAAACTTGAGTGATTTGATTGTCCGCTCACATCGTGGGAATATTTGAAATCGATTGTCACACATCAACTCATGAATGGATTGACATCCATAATATACACTATATTTGGGTTTGTGTGCGGTGCGTATTGTGAATGGAAGTTGACCCTTGGGATACTTCAAAACATGATTGAAACCAGCCATCAACATGGTATTAGACATCCTTCCACCGTTTTGTTTTGATCCACCATGGGAGCGGTCACCCGTCCATCGTTGGATATTTGCCAACTCCAATCCATTGCGGCGGATCATTGCCAAAATAGATTTGGCGTGTTTTTCTGCTTTGGCTCCACTTGCCACGTATTCATCCACCACATAGATCGCCGGCTTTGATTTATTGGTAACATCAACCGCACACAATAAAGCCACTTGAGAGGCGATGTCATGCCCGTGATCGATTCCAATGGTCCAAATATACTCACGGTCTGGGTCTGGTGTTAGATCACTGATCATGTCATCATTAAACTTGTCAAATATTCGACCCTCTGGGACTCCACCATCCCAATCTCCATTGATACGAGCGTCCCGATCTATCGGTAGATACGACATCCTAAGAGATTCTATCTCCTCCTCTGTCATCATGGGTTTGCATCCTTTGGGCGTTGTGTTTTCTACGCTCATGACTCCAACATGTTCGGATATCACACCATCTTTGACCATCTCTTTGAGATAATGGACCGGCGCTCCAATGGGTGTGAGAGTAAATAACATCCGTCCATTGGTTCGAGTGATCCGCGCTCTCAACTCTCCAAAAACCACGGGCGGTGGAGGTTCGTCCACCCATATGTAATCCACCGAACCACTAGCCAAACCCAAAGTCCCTTGATTGGTGGTTTTGAACCTCACAAGACTGTTGTTTTTGAAGCGGACAATCGGCGCCCCTGTTCCGCGGTACCCCTTCCCATGGACAAACTCAACATCTGGATGGAGTTCACTTTTGGGGACTAGCTCGTGGAATTTTCCCATAATGGTCCGTGATTGTTCCCATGAATGACAAATGACCCACGCCTCGATTGGAGGTGGTGGAATTTGTTTGTAAGGATGGCGACCAATACAATGACATATTGTTTCAAATGCTCCCACCGCCGTTTTTCCGATTTGGTTACCACCTCTAAGAAGAACCAACCTGGATGGATCACGTAAAACACGCTCCTGGACCGCTGTCGGTCTCCAAAAGGACATCGGATTGGCTTTGGACTCCTCCAAGAGTTGGGAGGTCCCTTTGGCGATGGCTTTGAGTTTGGATAGGTCCATCATGATCCACGATTGAGGTGGATGACTTTTGGATCACCACTCAACAACGATTCCAACCGATCTCTCAATATTGGTGGGAGACCTTGGACCGCCATGGCGATTTGATGGATGACCTCATCCGGGTTGGTCATGTTGTCAAACTCTTCCATCTCCTTTTTGAGTTGGACCCATTCGTCATGGACTTGAAGGTGGAGACGGTGAAATTGTGGGAGCGCATGGTGGGACCCTCTTTGACGAGTCGCCTCAATGTCTTGACTGATCTCCCATAGTTTATATTGACGGAACAAAACCGGATCCACTTCCACCTCTCCATCATCATTGGTGGTGATTGGCTGTTGTGGTGTGATTGTGGACTCCAATGTGGAGACAATTGGTTGAGGTCGTTTGAGTATTCGAGCGACTGTGGATTTGTGAACCCGATACTCATCAGCGATGGATTGATATGTGTGTCCACCTTGATTGTACTTCTCAATGATTTGGCTCCTCTCCTCTGGAGTGAGTCGCCCCCGCTCGTTGTTCCTTGCCATGTCATCCCCTTGTTGCAAATTTATTTTATATGGAGAGAAAAAATGTCGTGGTCAGCCC